GAAAAGAGATTAGAAATCTTTCTGAAACTGTAGAACAAGAACTTACTGCAGATTTCATCATTAAGGAACACGACAATGTTAAGTTCATCGGAAAAACAAACAAAGGTAACTTAGTTTTTGAAGCTGATGGAAAATCAATTAAGGTTTCTATAAAAGGTGAAATTTTATGAAATTAATTTACGTTAACGAACTAGGTCCAAACTATAAGGGAGATAACGTATATGAATTTATCTTCTCAGCACAAGAAGATGTGTGGGGTGATGATTGGGACGTTGAACCAGCTTCAGGCAGACCAACACCACCCCATATTCAATTTATAGAAAAGGTGGGAGTTTTGAAAAACTCAGGTATTGAACTGAACTTAATTCAAAACTCTGATTTCTTTTCAGTGTTTGACTCTGTTGAGGGAGTCATCGCTCTCGGATGGGAAAATTCTGACTGCGAAGCCGTAACTGACAAAAAATATACTCGTTTGGTTTTCCACTACGGGGATACTGAAAAATCAGTTGCAGATAAATTATACGAAAGAGACATTGTTCTCAAATGGGAAAAAAGTTTAGTAGAATGAAAACTAACGATATAAGAGTAATAAAGTTAATGAAGCAGGGTTTCTCGTTTGAGACCCTTCGTAATTTAAATGAGAGCCAAATAAATGTTCTTTATACAAGAATAATTAAAGAACAAGAAACCGGTACTGTAACAACTAAAGACCCTAAAAAAGCTGAAGAAATGGCTAAAAAGGGTGTCAATGTTCGTTTAGAAAAGGAAATGAGTGAAGATAGTAATTTAGATGCTGCAGTTGATAAAGATAGTGGATACGACCCTTATGCGGGTAATAGTATTTCAAATGATGAAGGACCGTCCAGTAACGATGGTGATAATAATGCTGATGATGGTATGTCGATAGAATCTGAAATTAAAGAAAAGGCGGTTTCTAAAAAACAACAAAAATTTATGGGTTTAGTTAAATCATATAAAGAAGGTGATGTAAAACCTTCTGAAGTTTCTAAGGAAGTTAAAAAAGCCGCAAAATCAATGACAAAAAAAGAAGTTGATGATTTTGCAAGTACCAAACACAAAGGATTACCTATAAAAGTTGAAAATGCAAGAAAAGAAAGTTATATTCGTAATGTAAAGATGATTGAAGAATCATTGATTAAGTTAGTTCAAAAACACATAACACCGAGTATGACAAAGAAAGATTTATTAAATTTAGTGGAAAACGGTCCTGGTACAAAGGAAGCACCTACAAAAGCTCCAACAAAAACACCATCAAAACCCGAGAGAAAAAGTCCATATAAACCAAAACATCAGCCAGCACCAAAAGCTAAAGGTGATGATGAAACTTTTGCTATGGAATTACCATCTTTCTTAAAATTTGACAATTTAAATATAAAATTTAGTGATGAAAAAGAATCTTAAAGAAGCACCAATAGATTACGGTGATAGACCAGAAAGAATGTCACCGGATATTCAAAGTAAAATTGAAAAAGGTGAAACTCCTTTATCAGATTCTCCTGCATTCCCTGAACAAGATGGTGATAATTCATTTGAGGAGATTATCGCATCTAAAAGATTTAAGGATGTTGTTGATAAAGTTAAAAGGTATACAGGTTTAACTAACATTTCGGGGCAAAATGCTTTTATGCAACTTCAGATGATGTTGATGCAAGCAGTACAAAAAGTAAAACAAATTGAAACCGGTAATGAAGAATATTTGGAAAATTTAGCCGTTGATTTGGTTAAAAAAGAAATGTCATTACCTGATGACGCATTTATATTTGATGTTGAATTGATTGGTAATCCATCTCAAATGGATACGTCAAAAATGAGAAAACAATCTGAAGAACCATCTCCTGAGGAGATTGAGAAAGAATTCGGAGTTAGTGAAGATGAGGCGGAAGAAGATTTAGATAATCTTATGGCGGCTTTTGATAAGTTTGATTTAGAAAAAGCAAAAAGAAGATTTATCAATTCACTTATTCAAGGAGCATCTAAAAAAGGTCACTATATGTTTAGTTTAGTTGAGGAAGAATTAAATAGATTAAACCCCGAGCTTTTAAATTTATATGGTGTCTTAATGTCAATTAACGATTTAGTTTATTGGATTATGCCTGACGAAGCTGCTCAGATGATGGCAGGTTCAGGTGAGGGTGTTGCAGGTTCAGAAGAAGTTGATGACACTACAGACCCACCAACAATCAAAGCAAAAGGAATGTTCTTCCCTGTACTTATTCACGAACTATTAAAAGGTGTTTATGAAGTTATGGGAACACAAGGATTACCTGACGACCCAAAACAGGCAGAAATGGTTATGGCATCACAAGATACCTTACCATATGAAATTTGGGACTTGAGATTAGGTCCTGTTATTTGGGAGAAATTCTTAAGTGTATATCCTGATGAGTTGTTTGAAGAAGATATGAGAGAAATTCAAAATTATTTATTTTCTCGTTTTTCAGCACTTAGTACTGAACAATTTTTTGAATTAGCACAAGAAATATTATCAGGTAGTGAGGACGGTAAGAAGGCAGTTAAAGCCATGGTTGATGAAATCATACAAGAAATTAAAGACGAAGAATACGAACAATCTATGAATCAATTTAGAGATAATGATGAAGGTTTTGATTTAGATGATTTCTTAGATGGTTTAGGTATCGGAGGTCCTGCGGTATAAAAAGTAAAAAAATGAGAACATGGGTCTATCAAGAGAACAAGCAATACTTGAATATGCACGTTGTGTAAAGGATACCCCATACGCTCTAAAAACCTACCTACAAACTTACGACAACACACAATCGAAATATGTTCCATTGGAACTATTTCCTGACCAAGTACATCTTATTAATGACTTTGATACTTACGAAGAAAATATCGCATTAAAGTATCGTCAAGCTGGTGTATCGACAGTAACATCTGCATGGGTATCAAAAAGATTAGTTACTGCACCAAAAACAAAACCAGAAAAAATTCTAATCATCGCCAACAAACTTGACACATCTCAAGAAATGGCAAACAAGATTCGTGCGTTTGTTGACCAATGGCCCTCATGGTTTGGTATTAGTTTCTCGGTGGAAAAGAATTCACAAAGACACTTTAAATTAAGTAATGGATGTGAGGTAAAGGCGGTTGCTACATCTAAAGACGCACTTCGTGGTTATACACCAACTATTCTTATTTTTGATGAGGCGGCGTTTATTGAAGCCGATAATGATTTCTGGTCTGCATGTATGGCATCACTTTCTACAGGTGGTAAGGTAATTGTTATTTCTACACCAAACGGTTTTGACCCAATCTACTATTCAATATATGACCAAGCATTAAGGGAAATGAATGATTTCAAGATTACAGAAATGTATTGGTATCGTGACCCCCGTTATGCTAAAGATTTAAAACTGATTAAGTGTAAAGATATTGTTCACTACATGTTAAATCGTGAAGATTACGATGACAGTGAGATTATTATTGAATACGGTCACATTGACCCTATGAAGAGAAATTTTGAAGAAATAAAAGAAAAATTTCATGATGGTTATAAACCATATTCTTCATGGTTTGAGGCGATGGCAAAAAAACTAAAATTTGACCGTAGAAAAATCGCACAGGAATTGGAATGTAACTTCTTAGGTTCGGGTGATAACGTTATTCCACCTGAAACTGTTGAATACTTAAAAGATAATTGTGTAAGAGAACCTGAAAAAAAATTTATGGGTGGTTCCTTGTGGCAGTGGAAAGAACCAATATTAGGTCACAAGTATGTTATGGGTATTGACGTATCTCGTGGAGATAGTGAGGACTTTACAACATTCTGTATTATTGATTTTGATGAAAGAGAACAGGTATTAGAATATCTTGGTAAGATTCCACCTGATGTTGCTGCTGAAGTCGCTTATAAATGGGCTACGATGTATTCTGCTTTTATTGTTATTGATATAACAGGTGGTATGGGAGTTTCAACATCAAGAAAACTCCAAGAAATGGGATATAAAAATTTATATATTGATGGTATCAATGCTGCAGATAAATGGAAATACAATTCAAAGGCGGATGAAAAGATTCCTGGTATTAACTTTAACTCAAAACGTGTTCAGATTGTTGCAGCATTTGAAGAATCATTAAGACATAAGTTTCAAGTTCGTTCAAATAGATTAATAAATGAGTTAGGTACTTTTGTTTATGTTAATGGAAGACCTGACCACCAAAAAGGACAACACGATGACTTAATTATGGCAATGGCCATGGCGATATATGTTGCTGAAAGTTCATTTACACAGTTAGAAAAAGTTACAGAACAAACAAAGGCTATGATTGATAGTTGGTCTGTATCGACAAATGAATATAAAGAAAAATCACAGGATTTTAATCCGGCATTACCTGTGATGCCAAATCATAACCATAATAGGGGGATGAATCAGAACCCGACAAGAAATGATTATGAGAAGTATTTATGGTTATTCGGTAGGTGATATTTAATTTAATTAAATATTTCATACTATTTATGTAAAAACTAGTTTAATGGCAGAAAATAATTTAACGATATGGCAAAGATTAGGTCAAGTATTTGGTCCTGACTCTACTTTAGACCAACAAGCCCCTGTATATAGATTTGACAAAAAAGAACTTTTGAAAACTCCAAATAAACAGGAGTATGAGAGAGAAAAGTTACAAGCACAGCAATCTTTATATTTGGGACAACAGTGGACCAAGATTGAAAATAATCTTTATACACAAGCCGTTTACTACGAACCAACAAGATTGGCATCTTATTATGATTATGAGAGTATGGAATATACTCCTGAAATATCTGCCGCGTTGGACATCTATGCTGAAGAATCAACAACAACAAATGAAGATGGATACATATTACAAATTTACTCAGAAAGTAAACGTATTAAGTCAGTACTTGCAGACCTGTTCAACAATCGACTTGACATTAATACTAATCTACCTATGTGGACTAGAAATACATGCAAATTTGGAGACAATTTTGTCTATTTAAAACTTGACCCAGAAAAAGGTATTGTAGGTGGACAACAACTACCAAATATCCAAGTAGAAAGATTAGAGAGAGGTATGAAGTACTCACCTAATAGAAGTAGTACTACAACAGAAAACGATGCTTTAAAGTTCTTGTGGAAAGAAAAAGACATGGAAT